TGGATCACAGACTTTTTACTACTTCCTTATAATCTAATTATAGAGGTTAAGGATGGTGGAAAAAATCCTAATACTAGAACTATGACTGAATATAGGGCTAAACAAATAGCCAAAGAAAAGATGATTACTAATATGGGTGAATATAATTATCTTCGTTTGACAGATAACGACTTCTCTCAATTATTTACAATGCTTGCTGAATTAAAAATGCAAGTTGTTGAAGATAAAGTTACTCCAATTTCAAGAATAAATAAATAGGAGTTTTCAATGAATATATTTACAAAGGCTTTGTCTGAATCTAAAAACAAAGACTACAATAAAAATACTATAGAAGATTTCGAAACTGAGTTCAAAAAAGAATTCTATGGAAACATGGTATCTTCTAGAAAAGAAAAGATTGGATGGCAAAAAGAAATTATTACTAAATTTGGTAATAAGCTTTCTTTCATTAGTTCAATCATGATGAATAATCTGAGTGTAAAAGAAGCTATTCATAATCTATTTAATTCTAAAAAGGTTTTAGCCTATTTTAGAGAGTATGCTGCTAGTAAGCTTACTAGTAAAAAGACTAAAATTAAATATATTGAAAAGCAATTAGAAGATTATCCAGAATTAGATTATGAGAGATATCAATTAGGAAATCTTAAATCAGATATTCCTAAATTAAAGATTGATATTAAAGGTCTTTTGAATCTATACTTAGATGAAAATTATTGGACTGGTACAAAGGGTTTAAAAACAGTCAATTTCTATAAGTATAAAGATTATGAAAGCAAAGAATATCTTCTTACTTTATATGAAAAAAGATCTAAATACTTCCATAGAACTGATAATCTAAATCCATCTGAGATTATAAAAATCTCTAATCAATATGATATGGAAATTGCTAAAGAGTTAAAGATTGTTCATACCGAATATGAGAATTATGTATCTCAGCTTGAATCTGTTAAAGATAAAATAGAGCTACTTTTCAAAAAGATGGTTAATGATAGATCTTTATCTATGGATCAACAAAGAAGAATTAAGAAGATATTTAAATTATACTTAGATGATTTTTTGCATATCCACAAAATTCTTAGAAACTACAATCTTGCTTCTATGCAATTTTATATAGATTACTATAAAGAAACATCTCAAGTTATCCATACTATCTTTATGGAAACTGGTGCATTTAGAGCTAAAGTAAATGAGAAGGATGAATAATGGCTTTATATATTATGGAGTCATCTAATAATATTGAGGATCTTGTAGGTTCCTTAAATTTAACATTAGATGAGCAAACAGCATTAGAAGAAGCTGTCATTCTAGAAGCAGAAGAAGAAAAAAATCCTTTTGAAGGCAAGAGTCCTAAAGAAATAGAAGATGCTGCTAGAAAAGCATTCTATGAAAAGATAGGAAAAAATCCTGGAGATAGAAAGACATTGCAAGATATAATTATTGGTCGTGATAATCTTATGAGGGATACCTTAAAAAGGGAATATGAAAACGCTCCTAGAACATGGCTTGCTTCTAAAATAGCAGCTTTTAGAAGTTTATATACTAAACTAGAAGCAGAGCTTGATCAAGAACGAAGTATGAATCGTACAAATATGCTAAGAAAATTTATGCGTATCTGTATTAAAGTAATCGATTGGTTAGCTCTAAGACTTCAAAAAGTTGCAAATAAAATCGGTACTAAAAATGATGAGTATGGTGCTGTGCATCTTACAAGATATCGTAATAGAGAATTTAATGGCAGGATTAGAGCTTTGCAAAAGAAAGTTGGAATTGCTGTAAATGATCGCGGGGTTACTTACAGAGATGACAATGATGGAAGCTTTGATTACGATTAGCAGCGATCTAGCTGGCTATTAAATGCTCTGCACATTATAATAATCTTTAATATTACTATTTTATGATATATCATGAAAAGGAATGGTGACCTTAATGCGTGAAGGTAAATTTGTAAAAATCATCGCTCCAGGCGGTGCTGTATTAAATTTCGTTGGTGTCACTGGCACTACAGAAAAAGCTCTTTTAGAAATTACATCTATTGCTAAATTATTAAACCGTGGCTGTGAAGTATTTGAAATTAAAGAAGAAGCACAAGAAGGAAAAGAACCAAAAGTAACTTACACTCCTCTTTACAATGCTTATGATGAAGCTGGTAAGGAAAAGCTTACTGAAAAACAAAAAGAAGACTTCGAAAAACGTGGTTTCAAAGGCTACGATACTGATAATGGTGGTAAGAAAAATATTGATTCTAAAGAATTGGAAGCTATCTTGATCGAAGATCTTGAAATCATTGCTAAACAATTATTAGAACAAGAAGAAGCTAATCGCGAAGCTGCTGTTGGTGAAAAGCTTAAAATTCATATTGCAGAATTAAATGCTCAAGAAACAGTTGAAACTACTCCAAAAACTGAAGAAGAAGTTATTACTGAAAAAGCTTCTGCTCGTTTCAAAAAACATTTTGAAGATCTAGTTGCTGAAGAAAAAGCTAAAACAGAAGCAGCTGCTAAATCTGAAGAAGATAAAGCTAAAGAAACTGCATTCGATAAAGGTGCTGTTTATCGTCAACTTCCTCGTTTTGGTAATAAACCATCTTCCTCCACTTTCCGCTATACAGCTGATGGTTCTTTAGAACCTGATACACATACAGAAGAAGTACATGGCGAAGATTCTCATACAGTAGCTCCTCCAACACCTACAATCCCTGGCGAGCATACAGCTACTTCTGAAACTTCTGATACTCCAGCTGCAGCTGGCGCAGGTACAACTCCAGTTAATAGAGGTGGTAGAACTCCTGAATCTGGAAACCCTGGTAATCAAGGCCAAGGTGGTAGAGCTTCTTCCAGAAGTGCTTCTACTGAAGCGGCAGCTTCCACAACTAATAGACCAGTTGCATCTGAAGAAAATAGAGATCATTTATAATATGAATTAGGTGAACAGTTATGGGATTATTCATAATGAGTTCTAATTTAGTTGAACAATGTTTTACAGACTTCAATAACATTCTTTGTGAAAATATTGAAGGTCCTGTTGCAGGTAGCATTGATGAAGATTTAAATAAGCTTGCAAAAGGATTTAATGCTTCTGTAGATAATATTATGAAAGGAGGCCAACCTACTGGGGAGGCCTCACTTATTAATAATATTTCTAAAGTAAAGAATCTTAATTGGTTACAACGTAAGCAAGTTGAATTAGAAGATAAATTAGAAAAATATGAGCAAAAAGTCAAGTCTGATAAGACTGGTACTTTTAGTAAAATTTGGACTAGATTAAAAGCTTTTATAGTTAAAGTAATTCATGCTATTGTAAAAGCTATTAACAAAGCCCATGCTTGGATTAAAAATAAAAAGAAATAAAATATTAATTATTAATATTTAGGAGTAAAATAATGGCGCTATTACCCACTATTGAAGAGAGAGAGATTCTAGTTCAGATTGCTGAAGATTTCTCTATTGAATTTGAAAATGATGAAGTTTTATCCGAAGCAATGGATAATGCTGATGAAGCTATGGGCAAACAAGTTATTATCAAAATGATTGATGCTGGTATCAAAGCTAATGGTGACGCATCTAAATTAGTTACTATTAATAAAACAATTCAACACGTTGATGATCTTAACTGGTTAGAACGTTTGCAATTGAAAATGGAAAAGAAACTTCGCGAATATGACCAAAAATTAAAGAATAAAGAAACTGGAGTTATTAGTAAAGTATTTACTAGAATTAAACAATTTTTAGTAAAAGTAGGTCATATTATTGCTAAAGCTATTAATAAAACTGTATACACAGCTAAAATAGGTTATAAAGCTGGTAAAGATATGGCAACAGGTGGTATTGGTTCTGATTTTGAAATAATGGATAAAAAGGACCAAATGACAGGAAAGGCTAGAGATAGAGTACTAAGACGTATTTCTGTATTAAAGAATTCAGATAAAAAAGATTTCCTCCAAAGAAAGGCTGCTTCCAAAGGAACTTATAAGTGGATGAAATAATTTATTATTTTTTTGAGAAGAACCGTTATGGTTCTTCTCATCTTCTTGTGTTTAACTATAATGACACTCTGGTAATATAAAATGGAGGTTATTATATGCAACAATGGAACTTCAAGGTATCAGGTAAGATTTTAATACCTGGAGAAAAGTCAGATGGTCTTATAATCAAACCTGAGAACTTTAAAAATATAATCAGAATCAGTGATTATGAAAATAAAAATATGCCTACAATGCTAGCACATGTAAACTTAGATAAGAATCTTTTTGATAAGATTATTGCTAATGCTAAGACTGCTACAATGTATTTAAAAATAGATAAATATGATTCTAATCAAGAATTAGAATCTCCTACGGTAGAATCTTATATAGAAGATGAATTCTCTGTATTTGTATCTAATGATATAAATTACTATAAAGAATTAGATTACAAAGAAAAAGATAGTGATGGGAAAGAAAAGCAAGATGTGTATAGAGAAGCATATCTTGGTCTTATGAGTAAGAAGTGTATAGATGCCAATAAGACTGTAGCAAATACTACAATGATGGATACTCATATGATGGATATCTTAAGCTCTTATATGAGTAACTTGCACTTATTGGTAGAACCATTCCAATATAACAGATTGCAAAAGCAGTTAATTATACCACCAACAGATACTCTTGTATCCCTAGTAGCTTATCTAAACTCTGTAGAAGTATTCTATCCAACCAAATATCAATTCTTTATAGATGAACCTTTTTGTACTTACCTAATATCAAAATCTGGTAAGGGTATTCCTATGAAGAATGAAAGATTCAATGATGTAATATTAAATATCAGAGAAACTACAGATCCTAATACTGCTAACCAAGGTATGTATGTGGATACAGAAAGAAATCATTATTATATCGATCTATCTGTAACAGAAACTGCTTATAAGATAAATCATGATGTGGCTAAGATCATAAATAAATTTGATGCTATTATAAACCCATCTAAAGATAACAGTATTCTTAGCTATGATAATATTGCTAAGACTAAAGCATATATTGATCGTATAGTAGAGAAGTTTAAACAGATGATCAAAAAGATGGTTAAAAAAATGGGTAACGTCCCAGAGAAACTTAATCATTGGAATAGTGTGTTTAAAAACAATATTTTGAATAAAGCTAAAGAACTTCATGAGTACCAAAACAAACTAACAGAAACTGTTATGCAACAAGCAACAGGATTTCCAACATCTGTTCCTGCTAAACCTGGCAAGGTAACAATCAATGTACCAGTAGTACAAAGTGCTTTTAAATCTATTACTAGTAAATTCCTTGGTAATGGTATATTAGGTTTCAATAAACAGTATGAGCGTATTACTAAGATGAGTGAAAGTTTTGATAAGAATATCAAGAAGATCTCTCCAGTATTCTATGATTCGGAATATCTTGATAATTACTTAAACTCTGTTACAGAAATAAATGTTCAAGATGTTATAGAAGCTACAAAGAATTCTGTATCCAAAATCAATTCATCTTCTTATTCTGCATCATCTCATTCTCAGTCTAGAATATTCTCACAAACAGATGCTTTAGATAGCAGTATGGATAAGATAGGATCTATTGCTGATAAGGCTATTGGATTTGTAAATAAAATCAAACCTATCTATGATAAATACAGTTCTGTATTTACAGATTCAAGTACGCATGTTCAATTTGAAGATCTGTTTACAAATGCATCTAAGCTAATGGAGAATGTTCATGAGATGCAAGGTTATGTAAATACAGTAAAAGGAGTAATAGGTAGTCTTAAAAATATCACTTCCTTTATAACTGGATTTGCTAAAAATCTATTCTCATTCTTTCCTAGCTTTAATGATATTTTATCTTGCGATATTAAGAGTAAATTTGTTTCTTTAGTAACTGATGTATCTGCTATTTCTTTTACTGGAGAATCTATTTATAATAAATTATCTGCTGCTGGTAAATACATGGCTTCTGGTGGATTCATGAACCAATCTGATCTGCAATTATTGAAAAATAATCTAGATAGTGTTACAGATTTAACGGGTATAGGTCAATTAGGAGTAGGCAGTTTTGAATCTGACGTAAATCTAGGTGGTTCCTTTGGGGATAGTAGACTAGGTACTCAAATTATAGTTACAAAGAATGATAATCCTAATGAAATAAAGAACCATAAATCAGAATTGGAGAATAGGATCAATAAACTTACAGTGAATAAATATGATCTTGATCCATCTGTATTTACACCTAATAAGAAATATGTTGTAAAGAACTATGCAGCTCATGCAGATAAGGATGGTCTATTCTTATTAAATAAGAAAACAGAAATTTATACTAGAGAATCAGACTATTTCAAATGTATTACTATGATGAACTTCTCTAAAATACTAGAAGTTCCGAATAATGAAAAAGCTGCCGATGCTAATAGTACGACAGCAAACAACAATAAGACTACTAAAATGGATTGGTACAAAGCTTCTAATGGTAAGATGGATAAATTGAATAGCAATGTAAACGTAGTATCTTCTGAAGGTAAAGGTATTACAACATCTAAAGTTAATAAGAACACCAATACTAAAAAAGAATTAGGAACTAGATCCATGAGTGATATGGCTCAATTGATTAGAAGATAAAAAATAAAGGGTAGAGTCGTTATGACTCTACCCTCATTCTTGTTTATATTTAGATATCATAGTTTTTCTAATAAGATAGGATTTTGAGAGAAATATTGATCATTGATATTCTTCAATGCTTCAGGATCATTTACCTGTTCTAAAAATACAGTATCTATAGCTTCAGGCATAGTTCTATACATATAAAGTTGATAATCTAGATCGATACATCTAAACCTATTTACTATCTCATCATAAGAATGAGAATCTAATCCTTTATTAGGATACAATTTGCAAGCCACATTGAACAGGGAGTCTGGAGTAGCTTGATCGAATTGTTCATCTATACTTTTAAGAATCTTTAAAGATTGCTTATAGTTAAATAGAGATTTAAGATTTCTTTTTGGAATACCAGAAAGGGTCATAAATCCAGATAACCAAGATTGATTTACTTCAAACTTTTCAATATGTTGTTTCTTTATTTCTGCAATGTAAGAATCTAAAGCGTTTTCTTGCGTAACTAAATAAGAAGTATCATCCGAAGTTCCAGGCAATGGTTTCTTCTTATAAAGCATAATAAGATCTTTTACTTTAGATGGTAATTGGAATGCATATTGAGATGAAGTTATAAATAAAGATGGAGCAGTAATCTGTCTATTCTTAAACTTAGTGATCATATCATAAGCCATAACAGAAGTTTCTACTGTACCCATCTTGAAGAATATATTATTCATATACTGGCATAGCATTTGGATAAGAGGTATATTTTGATTTACCATATCATATACTTCTTTATTATTTACCATTCGCATTGTATATTTGCCATTATATTCTGGGCAGAATCTTTGTTGAGTAGCCGCACCAGTAGTAGGAGAATATAATAAGAATACAAAGCTATCTATGCCAGCTTTTCTAAAGAATGATTTATAATGTATTGCTAAGTTAGCAATACAAGCAGTTATATTATAAGGATTAGTTACTTTATAGAAACTAAATATAGGAAGCAATGCTTGATATACGTCTATATAGATATTAATCCATTTAGGAACTGGTTTGTCTTTATAGTATTCTGTAAATAGTCTATTAAGTTTATCGTATTTGATAAACTGAGCATAAAGAATATGCTCTATAGGCACAGCTTCTAAATAATCATATTCTTTTACTCTATTATTAGTCATAATTCCACCTTATTTGTAATCATGTAAACTACCACCTCTAGAGATAGATCGTTTACCAACTTTAGGGGTATATTTTAAACAAGTTTGCCCTGCATTCTTATTATACAATAAAGGAATACATTCGTCACAATATCTACAAGTGAATGGTAATACTTCAGCTTCATACATTCTAGAAATACATGATTCACAGAATGGTACTCTCATAGCATCTGGTTCAATAGAAGTAGGATGCTTACAGATAATGCATTGGAACCACCATTTCTTAGAACGTAAAGGTGACTCTTCTTCGTCTAGGATACAGTTTTCAAAAGTACAACGTCCATACATATCTCTATGCTTGCATGGTTTATCAATACCTTGAACAAGATATTTACACATCTCTAATTGTTCCATAGACTCATTCTGATTATCGCCTTTTATTTCTTCGTATTTACTTTTCATCTATTTCACCTCTTTGAATAAGAGGACACTTTAATCATCTAAAACACTCTTAGGATCAAAGTAATCATCCTCACTAATGGTTACTTCAGTGTTTTTAGACTTTTCAATTTTCTTTTTACCAATTACTTTTACAAGAGAATCATCGAAGTCTTCTCTGTCTTTAATATTAGTAATAATCTTTTCAGTATTACCAAAACCTTTTTCTGCTAATACTTCAGTAAGAGTATGAGGGCCTTGTTCTGTGATAAAGGATAACCCTCTCATAGGAGTTTCTTTATCTACATCGATAATCCATTTACGGATTTCTAATTTAGGATCTCTGCCATTCCAACCTACTTCTCTAAGCATAATGGAAGAATTGCCAGTACCTTCATCGATTAATTCATTGATCCCATTCTCTTTGATTTCAAATTTAATAGGACCGCCATCTTTTTTGAAAGCCATAATTTTGTACCTCATAAAAAATAAATATAAAGGAAGGATAGAGAGATTTCTCTCTATCCTCATTCCCTTATACTATATTAGAGCAAGACAGTTTTATATCATTAAATATTAACGATCTGTGTTGATACCCAAAGAGTTGGAACCAAGACCATTGAAACCAAAGCGTTCAGCTAAACGATATACGTCACCAGAATCTACTCTCCAAAGAAGAAGATTGAAGTTAGTAGCTGTTACTTTACCAGTTACAGGATCTTGAATTGGGTTGATTGGGTTTTTAACTTCGATGTTGTAATTCCATTTACCACCAGTAGAGGATTTGTGACCAAATACTGTTTTGATTACTTTGTAGATATCAATATCTACGGAGAAGTAAATTTGTGGACGAGAGAATTGGGAAGGAGCTGTAGTTACTTCATTAGTAACAGCATTCCAGTTAATACCACCATTACGGTTGAATGCATTGTTAGGTAAGAAGTCTTCTAATTTGCTTTGACCTTCGGCAGTCAATTGAATGTTTTTCCAATTACCAGTTGGGTTGTTCAAACGATTTGCCAAGCTAAGACGACTAGCAATATCATTCATATTTTTACCACTGTTAGCATCTTCTACTGCATAGCAACCAGATGGGTCTTTAGATTTGTCAGAAGACAAGGAGAAGAAGATACGGGATTGGATACGACCAGTTTGAGGATCTAATTCCAATTTGGAACCAAAGAAGTCATCGAATACGGAATAGAACAAACCATTTACTACTTTAGACAAGTCACTCAAGGACATGTAACCAGCGGAAAGAAGTTCTGGGAAAGTTGCTTTTTCTTCTAGTTCGATTCGTTCTTTCTTGGAATCAACTTTTTCGTTTGGTTTAGCATTGTTAAATAATTCAGCCATTTGTTTTTCCTCCTAATATATTAGAAAATGGACTTAGGTTAGTATAAATCGATGGAGGCCTACCATCACTAACCTGGAAAATATATAGAAACACGATAAAAAATATCGTGAGACTAACTTAGATTCATAAACTTCGAAAATTCCTCTTCTGACATTGTGTCATCTTCAGAATTTCCGATTTTCATTAGATCCAAATCTTTAACTACTTTAAGTTTCAAAATAGCAATCTCATCATTATCAAATTTAATAAGTACTATTTTGTACTTAGGATCATTATTTCTAATAGTAGAGATATGATCATACTCATATTTCTTGAATCCAACCTTATCTAATTCGATATATTTTAACTTATAATCTATATCGTTATTAGTTAATACAACTGGATCTCCTAGAGTTGTATAGCATAGGATATATAGTAGATTGATTAAAGAGTTGTATTTAACTTTTTTGAATTCATCTTTATCTTTACAGTCACCTATTACTAATTCACCATAGAGTTTTACGAATTCATCATAACTCTCTACTCCAACCATAGGGAAGCAATTTAAAATAGTACACAAATTACCATTTATAAAGGTACTATCTAAATTATTGTATATAGTTGAAAACTTTATTGTTATTGGACCTTCAGAACCATTTATTGGATCTTTTGTTTTAAAAGTTCCAGATAGATCTTCAATACCTATTAATCCCTTTAAAGATTCATAGTTATCTTCATAATACAAATACGATATACCTTTAAATTTAGTATCTATAACATCATCGGGATCATAGATAATTTCTGGAATGCTTCCTTTTAAATTGAATCTATCAGTATTGATTATAGAACTTAACGGCATTAGTTGATATGATTCAAATATAGATAGTGGGCTCATAGCATCTTTATAAGCCTTTTTATCTTTAAAATCAACTCCTAGAGCTCTAGATGCTAATCTATCTAATTCTTTAGATAAAGATATAATAACAATATCGGCATCTTTGATATCTTCTGGAACATAATCTTCTTTGATGTATTTATTGAATATTAAAAATATACCGTTCTCTTTTGTTTTAGTATCTACACATACTTCTACAGTACAAACACCTTTAGGAGTTAGAGCTGTATAGAAATCAAATAACTCAGATTCTTCAATCTCAAACATTCTTTTATTTTCATCTTCTATAGGAACTTCGCCAAAGTCTTCTACATATGCAAATATCTTACCATCTTTCATTTCAGATATGGCTCTGATTAATTTTGGGTAAGTGGCTTTAATAGAACTTCTTCTTGTAGATAGATAGAACTTCCTACCTCTAAAGTATTTAAAGTTTCTTTCCATAGTAAAAAAATACTTCCTTTCTTTTTAAATTTATTTTTATTTTTAAGAATACGTTATTAACTGTTTAATTTTATATATTCTCATAATTATAGTGTATAATTAAAATACAATTTAAAAAGAAATAAGGAAGAGGAATGACCCTCTTCCTTATTGTTTATTTATTAGGATTCAATAGATTATAATAAGAATCAAAAGTTTCTAGATCCTTATCTTTATTCAAAGTATCAGATCCTCTAGAGTTATCCATTCCTTTAACTGGAGTAGAGGTAACAAACTCATTTACAGTTACTAGAGTTAGATATGGGATTAAAGATTTGTGCTCACCAATTAATTCCATATTAGGTTTTTCTTCAAATAAAGTAGCGGCTCTAGTATTACAAATTCCAATATTTCTAACTAAAGTATCATACTCATCACCATCGAAAGTTCCTAGATTATAAACAGTATATTTATCAGGAGACTTCTTAGAAAGTAAAGTATCAATATCTTTAACTCTAAATGAGGAGTTATTATATTTCTCAATCAATACCTTTAAAGTATCGGAAATATACAATCTAAAATCAGCAACTAATAACTCTTTATTTTTAGAGGTCGTAAGTTCAGAGCTATCTTTAGATACCATAGATTCTATCTTGCTAGCGATATCTTTCTTTAATCCTTTAGTAGTTGGTAATAGATATAAACTAAATTCGCAAGTACTTAATTCATACCATTCTTTTAGTTTATCTAAAGAGATAGATTTAGCAAGTTGTTTATCTATAATAGGATAAATAGGTTTACCATCGACAAAACCATCTAAGGATAATAAGACTTGAGGAATAGTATCCAAAGTATCTTCCTTATGTTTACCATTAATAGTCATTACATAAATACCGTCTACTGGTAATTTGAATTCTACATCTTCAGTTAAATGATTATATACTGGCATAGATCCGATATTTACATAATTGCAGATTACTTTATCTTTCAAGAAAGAATCAGCCATCTTAGAAGCAGCTGCTCTATAATAATCATTAAATTCTACAGTAGGATTCCAACCTAATCTGATAAGATCATTACCAACTTCTACATTCCATTTGTTTAAAGTGTATTCATTTAAGAATTTAGTAGAAAGCTTAGCAACTTCTGTAACCCATTCATTCTTTTTAAATGTAGTCTTTAAACCGCTACAAGATCCTTTGTAGTCATTATACCACTTAATAGCAAATACATTATTACTCTTAGGAGAGTTTTGTAACAATGTTTCTATTTCAGTATAATTAAGCATAGGAGCAAATACAGCTCTAAAGTTTGGTTCTTGAAGATAATCAATTCTTTCTTCCGCAGATTGTACTGTATGATCAATCATTTCAGATTCTATTAAAGTCTTACTATTTAAAGATAATACAGAATATGCTTTCTTAGCACAATATAAAGGATCGAATGATTCTCTAATATTGTTATTAGCCGCATCTATATATAAACCAGGATCTGGAAGATTGGATTCATTAATATCAAATTTGATAGGATCGAATTCTCTAATTCTTCTTCTAAAGTAATCCATTAGATCAGCATCATCACCAGACTTTTCAATTATAGAAAGAGTAAACTGAATAGCATCGATCATTTTGAAATTGCTAAACAAATCAAAGATCTTAGACTTTTCATGTCTAGCTAACTTTCTAAAGATTTGTAAGAAGAATGAATCACCTTTAATTACAATAGGGTATGTAAAGAGTTTAGGATGAACATCGAATACTGGTAAGGATTCATTACACATTTCTACAACAACCTTACGTTGTTTAGAATAAGTATTGATTAACCAATAAAAGAAGTTGTTCATAAACTCTTTAATCTTGAATTTGAACTGAACAGATTGTTGTCCATATAGTTCAGAGTCTTTGATGAACTTAATATATTTAGGATGAGTAGTAGCATATTTATAAATAGCAGGAGATAATCTAACGCATGCTTGAATATCTTCCGCAGATTTAATATTGAAGAATTCTTTCATATCCAAGAATTCTGCTTTATACTTCTTACATAATTCCTTGGCTAATTCAGATTTATTTGTAGTAGGTAATCCTATTAATAGAATCATTCTGTAGAATTTGAATCTATTCATATTATAAAAGATATCTTGTTCTGGAAGAATCATAGGAGTTGGATGCTTTTTTATTTGATCAGCAATACCAAAGTTATAATCTTTCATAGGATCTAGCTTGCTTTCATTCATAGATCCAGAATACTCTGTTTCAAAATCATCATCAAAGTCATCAGCTAAGAATTCTTTTAGTTGTTTATTATAAAGCTCACTTACATCCATGCCATAGATTTGAACTGAGAAGTCATCACAGTTCAATTGTCTATCTCTATCCACAGAGTTATATTTATACCAAGCAGTTTCTAACTCATCTCTAGTTTTATAATCATCAAATAATAATGGATACCCATCATCAATATATTCTTGAGTCCATTTTCTTTTTTGTTCTGGACTAAAACCATATTCTTCTTTAATAGCAGAATGTGGGTAGTATATATCTTTCAATGGATTTAAAGTTGTATTAGTTTTATCTTTAGCATCTACTGCTCTAATATCGACAATAGTTCTAAAGTTTGGAGAATACTCATTATCAAACTTTCTGATATATTTATCAGCACTAGATTCTATCCTAGTAGTCTTTAGTTTCTCTAAATCTTGTTTATTAAGATTAGCCACACCAGAGTATTCATAATCAAGAGTATCTTTATTGATATTTCTTTTTAAGAATTTTGCTTTGTTTTTATAATAAAGAGCTTCATTTTCCATACCAAATAATTTCATAGCTTCATCATCTGCTTCATACCAATTATTTGGAGGCATGGATTGGAATTTATACCAATCGGCTTCTAGATCCTTTTCATATTTATAATAGTCTTTAATGATAGCTCCACCATTAGCAGCTACCCATTTTTCTATTTCTTTATATTTAAACTCCCTATCTTGATCTTGGAAGTATCGTTCTGCATTAATAATTCCCATTTTTTAGATCCTTCTTTATATCACACATAAGAGCTTCAATAATTGCTTTCTTATTTTCTAATTGATCGTCTTCAGGACCAAAAGACTCTGAGAAAGTATAATCAGCTGATGCTAATAAACTAACACCGCTAGCAGCAGTTTCATCTGGATTAGAAGGAGTATAAGACCCATCATTCTTTAAACGATCTGTTTGACCTAATTCTCTTTCCATATTATCCGCATCAGAAGATATAATCTTGCTAAGTTTCTTTAATTCAACTTTTTCTAAAAGATGATCTATCTTAGCAAAGTTCTCTGTAAGAGAGATATGACCAGTAGCCATTTCATAAATAGATTGTTTTAATTCTCTAGACTCATAAGGAGTATCTAAGATATTATATAAGGTATCAAAATTTTCTTGAACCTTATCATATTTACAAATATAAACCTCTACTAGCTTACCCTCTAAATCTCTATTAGGTCTTGCAACTAGTTTACCATTTTTATCTTTTGTAATATGAGCATCATCTTTATCTAAAGTAGTTGCTAATCCATAACTATCCCATCCATCTGATATGTCTTTATCGTCAATATTATGAAGGAGCATAACATTATTATTTGGAGTAGTACCAACCATAGGGTTCATACTAGCTAAACCCATAGCTTCATCTATCATAAGATTTATTTCCCTCCTGTAAATTAAGTTATTCGTAATTACAAAAATGTCGAGTATAGGCAAATTAAGCCTATACTCAAAAGGTTAAGTAAGTAATACATGTGTAAAAGTAGAGGTTTGTAGAAGTATATTATATATAATACTGAAGGAGGAAAAACATAGAATTTATTTGGAAAAACGAAACGGAAAAACAACTTCTATATTTTAATACTTGGAGAGTAAAACTACCAATCCAGTATATCAAAAAAAGATTTTGGAAATGAATAGACTATCTATCTGATGGCATGACTATTAAAATCAATATGGATAGATTATCTACGTTTGGGTTGGGTATAAGAAATCTTCTTTAATATACTTCTACACTTAAATGTTTTGTTCCCAATAATTTTTAAATTCGCGACATCCAAGTACTTGGAGTATATTTTTTTATAAGTAATACAATTTTGTAAAGAGGCGGTGAATAAATTGGCTAATAGCTTAACTAACACAAATGCTAATATTAGGGATTATCTTCTAGATGTAAATGATCTTAATCAACCAAAGGTTTTAGATCTCAGTGAAATTGAAACTGGAAAGATGAACTCTGCAGCATTATTAATAGTTAGATTATTACTCCTCAAAAAGGGAACCTACCCAGACTATCCAGATTTAGGTATAGATATTCGTGGTAGATACAGATTTGCTTTTGAAGAAGAGCTTATTACTTTAAGACAAGAACTTGAAGAGCAAATGACTCTATACTTACCAGAACTATTACCAGTTGAGGTAGAAGTATCTCTTTATAGACCAAAAGATTCTTTAGATAATAAGATTCTTTTCTCTATAACAATACGAGAAACTAGATTTAGTATCTTGTATAACATTGCTCAAAACACTATCGACGGTTTGATGTCAATGTAAATTCGAATATATTATTTGTAAAGGGGATAGGTAGCTCTATGAGAATATGGGTTCGAATGAAGGACAATCCATCTATTCTTAAACTAATCAAAGAAGAAGACTATAATGAAGAATCAATGATTAGGGAGAAAGAAACCAAGTCTAAACTAGATTCAATATTGAAGTCTGGTAGAGCGCCTGGTATTAACACAACGCCTAATGCTGAACCGTCATTACAATATAAAGGAAAGTATGATGAGGGAGCAGTGGCGGATTATCTTGATACTACTTTAGATAGTGCTAAGAAGCGTGCTATCGAAAGAGAAAATACAACTGGCAATGCATTTAAGAAAACCAAAGTACCTATTAGGAGGAAGAAATAAATGGAAGAAATTAAACAAATATCCTTATCTGAACTTGGTTTGGAAGCAGAAACAACCCCTGCTGAAAAGGCCGCAGCAAATGAAAATGCAGTAGAGGTTACTCCTATTACTGAAGAACAACCACCTGTTGCTACTGTATCTAAAAGTAGTTTAACAGATGCAGTTGAACCTGCAGAAACTCAAGCAGCTAAATCTAGTTTAGCAGAAATCGCTAAGAACACTTCTATCGGTGATGATGGTTTGACTCAATATGGTGAAGTAATTCACAATGTAGATAAAATCGCTAAGAAACCAAGAACAAAACCTGATGATGCTATCAAAAAGAACTTTGATAATTTAGTAGATATGGCAGATCATGAAATTGCTCGTACTAAATCTGAACTCACAGGTCCTGAAGGTCTAATCACTAAAGGTAAGGAAGAGTACGTTAATAACCAATATGAAAAATTAATGGCTCGTGCTAAAAAAA